TAAAACAAAGTTACTAAAGAAGCTAAGACCTACTTTGGTTGGTGCTGCTGGTGCAACAGTGTTTATGAAGTGGGCTTACGATCTAGCTACGGATTTTAAAACTTACGAGTTTACTGTAGGAAACCAAGTACCTGCGTACTTTGGTGTTGATGAGTTTGCTATCGGTGAGTTTACTGGTGGTGAGCTTACAACTAGAAACTCTGTTCAAGCAACAGGTAACGGAAGTATTATTACAATAGGACTAGAAGCTGACATTGACGGGTCTGCTTTATCCCTCCAAGAAATTAACGTATTAGCACTAATGGGTAAAACAGTATGAGCGACTATACAAAGACAACAAACTTTACTGCTAAGGACAGTTTACCTTCTGGGGATAGTGGTAAAGTTATTCGTGGTAGTGAGTTTGACACTGAGTTCACCGCTATATCAACGGCGATTGCAACTAAAGCTAACATAGCTTCTCCTACATTCACAGGCACTGTAACGATCCCAGCGTTGACGCTTACGGGTACTCTGTCTACAGGCACGATTGACGGAGGGACTTACTAATGGCACACACATGGTGGCATCCTATTACATCAGGAATAGGCAGTGCAGTATCAGGTTTTTTTGGTAATTTAGGTCAAGGTATTGGAAACAATGCAGGAAACATTGCATTAGGAGGCGCTGGACTTCTTGCACTAAAAGATGCTTATGATCGTCTTGGTGATATTGGTGATGAGTCACAAGCAGGTGCAAATGTTATTGCACAGCAAGGATTACAACAATCACAATTCCAGCCGTTTACTGTAAGGTCTACTACGGGCGGTCAGTTTGGTTTTAATCCTGCTCCCTCCCCTTCTTATTCTTCTCCTTATGTTCCTCCTACTACTATTGTACCTCCAGCAGGTGGTGGTGGTGGTAATGGTGGTGATCCGCAGCCGGGAACTTTTCCGGGACAGCCTACTCCGGGTTTTGATCCTTACCGTTCTCAGAAAACTAGTGTTGATCCTTTTGCTGGTACACCATTAGCAGGTACAGCCGGTGTGCGAGGTCAACAAACTCCTGTTCCGGGTTTTGGAGGGTCTACAGCCCAACTAAATTTAGGGATGCAAGAACAGTTTATCCAAGACATGCTACAAGGGCAAGCAGAAACTGCCTTGTTTACTGGGCCATACGGTGAAGCACAAAGACAACAGGCAGCACAGCAAGCTTTTGGACTAGGTGGTCAGTTCATGGGTGCTGCGGCACAACAACCAGCAGACCTTAATCTTTTGCGTGGGCAGTTTGCAGGGCAAGTAGGTGGTATGTTAAATCAACAACCTAGTCCAGCTATAGGTCAGTTTGGACAACAAGCACTTAATTTAGGAATGGCTGGTTTAGATACTCAGGCTCCTTCTGATGTAGAAGCTTTGAGACAGCAGTACACTCAACTTGCAAGTCAAACTGCAGGTAGAGCTTTGCAGGACACAGCAGGACGAGAAGCTGACGTATTTGAGCGTATAAGGGCTACACAGCGTCCTGAAGAAGAACGTCAACGTCTTGCATTAGAAGAGCGTATGGCTCAACAGGGACGCTTAGGTGTACGTACAGCCATGTTTGGTGGTGCGCCAGAACAGTTTGCTTTGGCTCAAGCACAAGAAGAAGCACAGAACAGAGCGTCACTTGCCGCTATACAGCAAGCACAGTCAGAGCGTCAGCAGGCCGTTGGTGAGGCTCAGACGTTTGGTGGTTTGTTTGGTCAACAGGCAGGACTTTCTAGTCAGCTTCAGTCAGCAGCACAACAACGTGCAGCACAGTTGTCACAGCTTGGACTCAGCGCACAGCAGATTGAATCTCAGTTGCAGTCTGAGGGTCTAGGCAGAGCAGCTACAGCGGCTGGACAAGCAGGTCAGATGGCACAGCTTGCTGGTGGACTACAAGCACAACAGGCAGGTCTTGGTGCACAGTTTGCAGGACTTGGTAGTCAGTTGTCTATGCAGGATATGGCGGCACAACAAGCACAACAACAACTTGCCTTGGGTGCATTAACAGGATCGTACATACCACAAGCACAACTTATGAACGTAGCACAGCTAGGTATGACACCTCTTGAGATGGAACAACGAGGTCAGTTGTATGGTGCTGGCTTATTTGGTGAAGGGTCTATGACAGGGCTTCAAGCTCGTTTAGCAGCAGCACAAGGACAAGCTAACTTGTTTGGTACTGTTGGTACTGGATTGTTATCAGGCGCACTAGGAGTAGATACATAATGGCTAGGTTTGGAGAATCGTTTATACAAGGGTTAATGAATCCTACGTATCAGCAGGGTTTGTTTACTGCTGCTCAAGGTGCTGGTAGTTTTTCTAGAAGACAGCAAGAAGCAGAACAATTTAAACAGCTTACTTCTGGTGCAAGTGGGTCTGGAGGTTCTTCTGCTATGTCTAGAATTAATCAACTTCAACAATTAGCAATGGAAGCTGCTAGACGAGGAGACACAGGAAAGTCTAATGCATACACTGCTGCTGCTAAACAACTTCAAACAACTATAAGAACACAAGGTGCTAATGACATTGCAGGTCTTATGCAACAAATGCAAACATCTGTAGATCCTAATTTTATAAAAGAAACGCAACAACAAATAATGGAGTTAGCTACTAGTACTATGCAATCTGATCCTACTAAGTTTGTAGGTTTAGGAGGTAAACGTATACAAGAAGTAGATACATTACTTGAAACTTCGTCAGAAAGAAGAATAGACAGTTTTGCTAATGCTCTTGCTGCTTCTAGAGACGTAACAGATGTTGTAGCTTACGTAGATAATTTACCATCTAGTAAAAATGATCCGCAAGGATTTTCTGACAGAGAGAAAAACGCATTGATACGTGAAGTTACAGGTTTAAGAGAGGTACGCGATAATCATCAGACTATGATAAGCAAAGGTGTGTTACCTACAGGACACATGAAAATATTAAATGCTAACCCTGAGTTAAAAAATAATCCACAGGTTCAAGCTGCTCTTGATGTGTTTGCCCGTAAAAAAGATCCTAATCAAACAATAACTCAGGGTGAGCTAAATAGTGCTGCTACCGCTATACGTTCTGTTGTTGATAATGAATATACAAGACAAGCAACAGTAAATCGTAGTAAAGATAGACTTAACGCTCAAGCAGAAAAAATAGTAGATCGTTTGTTAGAGGAAGATAGTATTTCTGAGTGGGTATACGGTGAAGATTTACTAGAAGTAGTAAGCCGTATTAGCAATGATGACGATATGTCAGAGGACTTTTATTCTTTTGTCGCTCAAGAAATAGAAAAGAATCCAGACGTAGATCCTCAAGTAGCTGTTAAAACTGCTATTGATTTACTAGGAGAAGAAAGAGAAATAGATCCTCGTCTTGAAGAAGGAAGACAACTTAATAAAGCAGAAAGAGAGCAAGAGGCAGCAGAAAAAGAAGCAGCTATTGTTGCTCTTATGGAAAGAGAACAACTATCTAGAGAAGATGCAGTACTTAGATTAAATCAATTAGAAGCAGAAGCTAGAAGAGGACAAGGAAGTGTAAGCGCTATACGTGAACGTGCAAGACAAGAACAGTTTGGTTCTTCTCCTTATACTCAGTTACCAGAAGTTACTAGAGGCCAAGACCCTGTGACACCCCTTGAAGCTATACAAGGACTAGGCGATGTTGGAAGCGCTGTTCTTACTTCTTTTCCCGGTGGTCCTCCTTCAAGGAAACAATAACTAATGGCTGAAGTTGAAGCAAAAACAGTACCTACTGCGTCAGGTGATCTTCCTACATGGTTAAATGATCCTACTGTAGTGGGGACAATGGAAAAACTTGGTATTGATCCCTATCAAGCAGCGCCTAATTTTGATCTTTGGTTTGATACAGTAAAAGAAATTGAGTCTAGCGGCGGGTGGAATACATATAATCGTTCTTCTTCTGCTAAAGGACCATATCAAATATTAAAAGGTTCTTATCCTGTTATGCTTAGGAGAGCAATTCGTGTTTCTAAGCAACAAGGTAAAGAGCCTGAAAAATGGATGACTGATGCGCTTAAAGATAAAGACAGAGATCCTTCTGATTTATCTGAAGATCAAGTTAGACGTTTAATATTTTTTGATTTACAACAACGTCCTCAAAAAAACAAAGAGGGTATAGGCACTGACAAGTTGCTCGTTTCTCTTGCCAAGGGTAATTGGGATGCAGGTCAAGACCTATACTTAGATCATCATCATACAGACAGAACAGATCAGCCTACTTTAAAACGAAGCAATGAAAAATTTGCAGAAGTAAAAGATCAAGTAGTTGTTTCTTTTTCTGAAGATATACCAACGCCTAAAAATTTAGAAAGTAAACCTATTGAATCTATCAGGCTAGGCGGCTTAAAAATTACAGATGAAGACGTTACTACCAAAGGTTCTGAATCAACTAAGTTAGGTGATTTAAGAATTAAAGATGAAGAAGCATCTCAACGTAAATTAGAAGAACTTACTGATTATGAAGCTACGTTTCCTAACGAAATAGATCGTAAAAAACTTGAAGATACTTTACAAGAAGTACGAGTAGATGCTAAAAGAGTTCTTGAACCTATTATACCTACAAAACGTGGGCAAGTTCCTATACCTGAACCCAAGGTAGAAATAGACCCTGTAGAGAAATATCTTAACAATGTTATTGTTCCTCAACGTGCTCAAAAAGAAGTACCTGCTCCGTACACTGACTACACAACTTCAATGGATCAACGCTTAACAGAAATTACTGTACCACAACGTGAACCTGTGTCTGTTCCTTCTAGAAGTACTTCTCGTCTTGAGTCTGAATTAGCATCAACTCAAATGAAAGCTATGGAGCCTGATCCTGTTGCTACTTATCTTGAACGTGCTGTTGGCTCAATGCCTAGAATAGAATCGGACTTGTTGTCTACACAAATGGCAGCTATGCAACCTGTACCTACTGTTGCTCCTGTTATTGATCCCGTAGAAAAGTATTTAAATAGAGGCAGAGTAGAAAAAATAGAACTAGGTAGTGTATCAGTTCCTGAAGATCCTGTTGAAACATACTTTGCTAACAAAAAAGCAAGGCAAGCTAGAGATATTAAAGGTGGTTTAAGAGTAGCGGCACAAGGTTTTGCTTTAGGTTTTGGTGAAGAAATAGAAGCTCTTGCGTCTGGTGAAGAGTATGATGTAGCACTTAAACGTATACGTAAAGAAATGGATGAGTTTTCTCAACTTAGTCCTCGCACTGCTTTGTACGGCGAAGTAGCTGGTGCTCTTCCAACAAGTTTAGGTATTATTAATTCTCTACGTGCGCTGGGCGTAACATCTTCTGCTGTAGCTGGTGGATTAGAAGCCGGTGCTTATGGTCTTGGTATTGGTGAGGACACAGCAGACAGACTTGAAAAAGGTATGTACTACGGAGCAGGCGGTGCTATTGTTGGTCGTATTTTTGACAGTATTTTTGATCCCCAACTAGGTCGTCAAGTTGATTCTGTTGATGAACTTAACAAACAAAAAGTTAATTTACAAGAACAACTTTTACAAGAAGCTAAGGTAACTAGACCTACTGCTGAGTTAAGTAATGATGAGTTAGCTACGCAATTACTTATGCGTGAAGTAGAATATTTAGGAGACACAGTAGGTAGACAAGGAGCACTACCTTCTGACTTGGGAAGCATGTTAACACGTATGCGTGATTACGCTATTGATATGGGCGTAAACATGAAACAGTTTAATAAGGTCTATAACTCTAATAAAGACATAAAAATTTTAAGGGAAAAACTTAACGAACAATTTGAAAACTTAGATGAGTTGTCTTTTTTAAGACAAGACTTAGTAGACATGACTACTGGTCGTCTTATGAAAGATGTTAATACAACAATACCACAAGCACAAAGCACTATTGTAAAGTTACGTAGGTTGGCTTCTCCTCTAGCTACACTAGCTGAAGAAACAGTAGGTAAGTCTTTTTCTGAGCGTATTATACGAGGAATGAATCGTGTTGTTCGTGGTCAAACTGTATTAGATAAAATGTGGAAAGGTATGGAGCCTTTTCGTGAGTTAGCACAAGACAACGTAAAGTTTAATGATGCTTTGTTAGATGTAATGAACTCACGTTTGTCTCAAGAATTTAGAGAAAAACGTCTTAAAGCTGCAATAAACATAGCAAGGGGTAAAATTGGTAAAGGATCAGAGGATAGACTTAATCAGTTCTTTGAAGACAACCTTGAGTTTTCTAAGCGTTATCGTAGAGAGGTAACTGCTGGTGATTTATCTCGTTTGTGGATGCACTCTAACGTAACGTCTACTGCTGATGATTTTAGTCTCCGTTCTTTTAGACAAAAAGCCCAAGCTAAATCAGAAGATGCAGCTTCTAAAGATATTCAACGTCCTTCTATGCAGGAGTGGCGTAAAATAAATGCCGGTAAAGATGTAGCAGAACAAAAAGAATATGAAAATATTTTTGATTCTCATTGGAGATGGCAACGCCAGACATTAACACGTATGGAATTAGGCAAGCAACTTGGTTTTCGTACTGTCGGTAAGCCTCTTGTAGCTAAAGGAAAGAAAACTTTAGAGCAGACAGCAGCAAAGGAATCCGGTTCTTTTAAGTTGTTTGATGATCGTATTATTGAAGAAGCTCTTAAGCGTGAAGGCTTGTCTGATGTACAGATTAGTAATGCTAAACAAATTATTGACGATCTTGGTATAAACGCTAACAAGGGAATGTCGCATGAGTTAGAGTTAATACGTAGTCTTGGCTACGTAGGTACTATTGCTAATCCATATGGCGCTTTGATGAACGTGCATGACTTGTTTAATGCCTCGTTTGAATTAGGTCTGCGTAACGTATTAAGCGCTGTGTTTAACAAAGGAGATATTGCTTTTAGTCCTGAAGATATGGGACTAGCAAGACAAGTTTTTGGTGAGTTTGTACGTAAAGCTAGAAAAGGTACAGACCAGAAATTGTTAGGTGATCGCATTAGTGGTAACAAGTTTTTAGAAAATGCAGCACAAGCTAGTGAGTCCTTGTTAGAGTGGTCTATGAAGTGGTCAGGTTTTTCTAAGCTAGATCAGTTTGGTAAGAGCCGTATTATGGGTGCTTCTTTTCGTAAAGCAAGACAAGATATAGCCGATAATTCTTTTGATAATAAATGGCAATACAGTTTTAGTAAGCCTGAGATAGATCAATTAAAAAGAGACATAGTTGCTGGCAACACAAAGAGTGAGCTAGTGCGTGATCTTGTTATGTTTGACTTGTTTAGATTACAACCTATTAACGCAGCAGCACAGACTGCTTTTGGTTTAGCTAATCCCAATGCTCGTTTGTTTTATATGTTAAAAGGTTTTGCAATCAAGCAGTTTGATTTGATGGAACGTAGAATCTTTAAAGAATGGAGAGATGGTAACAAGAAACAAGCCTTAGAAAATGCAATGAGATACATTATATTATCTGGTGGTGGTTATGGTCTTGTTAATGAAGGTAGGCAGGTTATTAAGGGTGAAGCTCCTGACCCAGAGCAGGCAGCTATAGGTGCTCTGTACCAAATAGGTTCTGTATTTACCTTTGGTGCTATGGGAGCTAACGATTATGGGTACGACAAATTTATGAGTGATCCTGCTACAGCGTTTATGAATAATATGTTGCCGCCTGTAGGTGCAACTTTTCCTGCTGCAGTGCTTGAAGACACAGCCGATGTAGCTCGTGCTTTAATGGCGGGAGAGGTTCCAGATCTTATACCAAATGAATCACTTGAGTCATTACCTATTATTGGTAAAACTATAAAGGGGTTAACAGACGAATGAAAGACAACGACAAACACACAGTATCTTATACTTCTATTGACTATCACAGTATGTGTCAGCGTTCTAAAGAGCGTATCAAGAAGATGCAAGCTGAAGGAATACCTACGCCCCATGACTCTAAAGATAAGCCAGAGGACGTAGGTAAGTCTAACGGTTACTCTATATTCTTTATGTCTTGAGGCCACTCCCACTCAGCATCAGAAGTAGTTACTACGGTACAGGCTGGTAACAACATAATCATAGCTACTATTAATTTATATCTCACAGTTGTTACCTGTGCAGGCTAGTTCTTGACTACCTTCAGTCATATCAGACTCCTCATTGATGTCCCAGTTGATCTCAGTGGGGAAGTCTTTTACTGCTTGCTTGTAGGTTTTCTTATCAATGGGTTGATAGGGAGCCTGTTGGAATGCATGGTCTGAGTAGGGCAAGAAGCTAACACCTGATACCTTATCGAACTTGTTCCACAGCCATTGTCCTACCTCTAAGAACTCATGATCCCTATAGTAGCAAGTCATTGATGGCTTGTGCTCACACCAGTAGTCCTGATACAACTCCCACAAATCCAACTGTTCTATTGCACCCATATCTGAGGCTGTCACAGCGCCCTCTGGTGAGGCGATAGGGAAGCTGAATACCTTAGTACTAGCGCTGTTTACATCTGTCTCTACAGGGACACCAGCAGCCTCTAAGACAGCGCAAAGAGGGTCACGAGAATCTGCTCTAACTGTTCGTATATATTGTTCGCTATAGCGAGGATGGATACCAGAAGCACTATCGACCAACTGACTAACAGTACCGCTAGGCTTAATCGCAGTAATAGCTGTAGAGGGATTAATGTTAAGTCTCTTAGCCCACCGCTTGTTAGTCTCAATTGCTTCCTCTCGCATGTCTGTGAGCCACTTCTTAAGCTTTGCATTGTCCCCTCGTCCTGATAGTAAATGGTGATCCATGATACCTGTTAGTGATACACCTAGTAAAGCTTCTTCCTCTGTGTTTGTCTTCCAAATACTCCTTAAGTATCTAAAGTCTGTGAGGGTAGCTTGTAAAGTTCCAAGGATAGCCGCAACGCGTACCTTTCGTTTGAGACTAGCGAGCGTATCGTCTGGCCTGACAACAACTTCTGATAGATTGCAGAACTGGTTGGGTCTGAGGATGATCTCACTACATGGATTAGTTCCAAAATCGTAGGTAGCATCTCGTCTGCCATTCCTTTCAGCTTGTTTTTGACTAGCAACTCTGCTGAAGAAACCTCGTTCTCCTGAGAAGGATTCATATAAACTTTTCCATTCTTCTAAGTAAGCAATAAAGTCAGGTGTTTCTGTGTAGCAAGCAGAGTTGTTAGAGAGTGCACGTTGTGGGTTAGCATGATACCACTCACCTGTCTTAGCTCTGCGTAGCCTGTCATCCGACAGGTTAGATAGTGATATGAGTGCTGATCGTCTTACTCCTCCTACTACTACGATTTGTGCGATCTTGCAGCAAAGATCGTGGCATTCAATGGATGTAAGCCTTCGTCCAGCAGATCCTTGAAACAACCCGGACGTGAATTTGAATAGTTCGATGAGAGGTTCTGGGCCACTTGCACGACCTCCGAAAGTTTTAAGTGTGGCACCTGCACGTCGTACTCTGCTAACGTCCCATTGGGGAATTTGACCTGAATACAACAATGATACCAGTTCCCTAAACGATTTCGCCCATCCGATCTTTGAATCCGCAACATTAATAACTGTGTCTGTTTCATGAAACTTCTCCGCAACTTCAGGTAGCTTGGCTATGTACTGTCTCTCAACACTAAAGCCTACACCTGTGCCGCACATGAGAATGTACATCATCTCATCGAATGCTTTAGGGTGATCAATAGGTAAGTAGCTACAGTTAAAACCTGCTACGTTGTCACGGTCTAGTGCTTCACCCGCTGTCATCAATGCCCTCATGCTGGGCATTACATCTAAGTCATGTATAGCCTTGAAGATTTCAGATACTTCAAAGTCATTAAGATCTGCTTTGTCTACCCAATAGTTAACATAACGATTAACTGTTTCTTCCCATGTCTCTCGACGTTGTTCTTCTGCATTGTAGCGTGCGTAGCGTGACTTGTGTATGTACTGTTGATATGCATCCATTAAGTTATTCCTAAAGTTTCGTTTATGATTGCTGCCTGTGCCAAACCTAGAAGTAAGTACACACCATCAGGGTATTGTTCTGTAGCTGTGACTTCAAATACCTCTCCGTCTTCATACATAATAACAACACACTTGATAGGTCTTTCTTCTTCCTCGTAGCATAAACTACGTGCTGATAACAACGCAAGAAACTCAGAGGTTTTTATGTCGTTGTTTTCTTTGCTTCCAAAGTTACCTTCAACTATTTTCATTGACCATACGCTCCAGAAGTATTTCTAGATAGTGTATTGCTTTACGTATATCTTCTACTCCACCTTTATCTTTGTGTCTTGTAATATATTTTATAGCGTTCGCCTCACACCAATCAAGTTTATTAGCAAGAATAAAATCAACTGGCTGTATTGAGTAGCGATTGTAATGAGAGCCTCCTACCTGTTTCTTTATAGCGTGGTCATTAGGATGGTATAGTTTACCATACACTGTCTTGCTTGCTTTGTCCCACTGCTCTGGGGTTGCTTCGTTAATGCTCATGCTGTTCCTCTAAGTCAAACTTCCAACTGTTAATGTTTACTCTATCAGAAAACCTTTCAACTAAATCTTCAGATGTAATTTCTAGCGCTTCCATGATAGTAACTTCATCATACCTAGAAGAAACTCGTTCTAGTATTTCATCAAGAGTTAACACCGTACTTCCCCCGTAGGTATGTCATAGACACAGGCATCTCATCAAACGTACCGTTGTCTACTTCATTGAACACCCACAAACCAGACCATGATCCGTTAGTCTGTGGATTAAGATACTCCTCATCATGCTGATAGTATATACCAGCAAACAAGGAGGTCATTCTGTTTCCTGCTGCGTTTCTGTCGAACGCGATATCTCTGTCTTGTACGTGTCCCATAACACATGACATATGTTTTTTCTGGAGCAGTAGCTTTGCATTTGTAACTGGCCTGCCCATGACACCGCTAGTGAAAAAGTGACAATAAGCAATACCGTCCACAATAACCGGCTGAAGATACGGATGTACTTCCCAGCCCCTGAGATTGAGATCTTCATAGCTCATTAACCCTTCTAGCTTGGCATCGTTTTCTACTGCACGTTCCACTCTGTATTCATGATTACCAAGAGTAAAGATAAGGCGTGGCTTCCATACCTTCTTCTTCATCTTACGCAAACGAGACTGCTCTGCTCTGATACAGTCCATGAATATTTGCATGGCTTCGTTACCTGCCTCAACATCAGCAGAGTACCGCCTGCCTTCAAAGGATTTCTTACCTACGTCATAAGACGACAACGAGGGAAAGTCCCAATGATCACCTAGATGTATGATGGTATCAGGCTTGATTGCACAAGCGTATCTGCCAGCCCACATCATGTGATCAATAGGACAGTCAGGTTTTATCTGTGTGTCGGGTATTACTAGGTGTCTAGTCATTGTCTCCACCCTCTTGGTATTGTTTCAAGAGTGTACCATCTGAACCCTTGCTTGTTTGCCCACTCTTCCATTGTGTAGCGTGTACCATTCTTTCTTCTACGTGATCCCGGCATTGGTGTCTTTGGTTTCTGGAAGAGAAATACCAACTCCTCTGCTGGGCCAAGCGTCTTTGCAATGTAGACATACTTGCGTGCCTCATCTGATGTACGGAACCTACCCTTAGCTTCTATCCATATGGTCTTACTCTTTGTCTTGTAAACAAAGTCAGGCTCATATGTTTTAGGTAGTACGTATTCTAGTGTCTGTGAAGGATGGTACTCGCAGCTTCGCATAAGTGCATAGGCTTCTTTCTCAAACTTAGAATCAAACTTCACTTGGTTTCTCGTACTTATCATCATGTGAACGTAACAAGTACAGAAGGTTAAGACTTTCTAGTAGTCGCTCTTCATCTAACTCATTGTCCCAGTAGTGAGCAAGACAGGTACTGTAACACTCCCACTCTGTTGTACACGGGTCAATGATCTTGTCAGCTTTCTTAGGCCCAACCCCATAGATACCGGGGATGTTATCAACACGATCACCCATTAACGCCTGCTTGTACAGCCACCGCATAGCGTCATCAACCTTAAATGCATTTAAGTTTTTCTTGGTGTAATCATACATAGGACAAGGAACCTGCCTGAAGTCTTTGTCTAACGAACAAATAATAGCTTTGTGGTCTAGCTCAGTAGCCTTGATAGCTATAGCATCGTCAGCTTCCATACCGTTAACAACCTCTGCATTCCACTCAGATACCATGAAGTCGCGGAGCAGTTTCTTATGTACAGGCTTACGCTTTTCAGAACGACCAGCTTTGTAGGGTTGGGTAACAGCAACCTCGTCCCTGAAGTTGCCCTTACCAGTTAGGTAAACAATGCTGGATGTGTAGTGATCAGACAGATCTAACACTATCTGAGATAGATAGTTATCTAGAGTCTCTGTTGCTACCCGTGCTGGCTCATCATCACAAGCAAAGCCAACACGGTACACCAGCATGTCACCATCAATGAGTATCATAGAGCTTCCATCTCTTCTAGCTCCGGTGCGTACTCAACAACCTCATCAATCACAAGGCGCTTGAGTGTGGCACTACGACCTTTCTTCTTGAGGTATTCCCAATCGTAGTAGCCGATGAGACACTTAGCTGTGGAACCATTACCCACCACGACTCCTGTTTCTGTGTCGTCCATTTCGTCTCGCGGTGTTCGTCCCTTGATGAGCAACTCTGTTCCGTCAGTGTTGAACGCTCGGTACTTGTTGTTGGATTTGCAGGTGATGTACGATCCACGCTCATCTCCCTTGTTGTTGATGTTGATACCCATATCTTCCAACGCAGTAATAGCAGCGTCAGAAAGGTTGGCAAGATCAACTGTGTACTTACCTGCTAACTCATTCTTGTGAGTCAGGTTAGGCCAGAACAAGTCACACTTTACCATTACGTTGGGTGCTTCATTAGACATATTACACATCTCCGATAATTAAACTTACCCTAATATTATACCACATAAAATAGAATTGTGCTAGTGGGTATCTGCCCAACTATTACCAACTCTATACTCTCCGTCTAACGGACAGTTCAGTTGCAGGAGTTCACCTGCGAATACCATTGCGTTAACACATGACTTCCCAATGAAGTCTGCATCTTCTGGGCGGCACTCTATCTGCCACTCATCATGTACCTGTGCGACTAGCTTGAAGTCAACACGGGCTAACAAATCATACAGGATAATGATAGCCTGCTTCATTACCACAGCACCAGCACCTTGCAGTAGCGTGTTCAGTGCGGCGTGTTGTGATCGTACACGTATACGTCTGCCGTCAAGACCAGTAAGAAAACCAGACTCAGCATCCTTTGTTACTTCTTTACGTAGCTTTGCCAGTGCTGGTGTGTTTTCAAGAAAGTCTGCTTTTAGTTTCTTACCATGAGATGCACTACCACCTACAACACTGCCTATCTTAGCGTCACCTGCACCGTACAAGAACGCATAGATAAATGTCTTGGCTTGATCTCTTGTCTTTAGTCCAGCAGCATGTTGGTTAGCTGTGTGTATGTCACCTGTTAATATCTCGTTGGTGTAGTTAGCATCATTCATATAGTGTGCAAGCATACGTAGCTCAAGACCACTAGCATCAGCACCCACAAGTACACGATCATCAGGTGTGTTAAACAACGCACGACATTGCTTCCCGTACTCAGCCCTTACAGCAGGAACTTGAGCCATGTTTGGACCGGAGTGTGCCATCCGTCCGGTGACAGCGCCGATGTGCCTGACTCTGCCATGTATTCTCTTGTCTTCGCCAACTGCTTTAATCCACGAGTCAACTTGAGAGGCTCGTTTCTGGCAGAGAAGATAACGTAGTATGATCTTTGCTTCGGGAATGTGAGCCTGCTTTTTAAGTGTAGCCTCATCAACCTTTGGTTTTCCTGCGGGAGTGAGTTCCTTCCACACAGCACCCTTGCTAGTAAGCCGCTCTGCAATCTGTTGTCTACTACCGACATTGAATACCGTAACTTTGTCCTTGAGTTTCTTCTGTGTTTTATCACTGATCCTCTCCTCTACTATAGGTGGGAACACTTGCTGTAAATCTTTTTCTATCCTGTGCATACGGGTAGTAAGTTCTTCGTATAGTTCTACTGCACCGTCCTTGTTAAACTCAAAGCCGTTGTCTTCCTGATCCTTACAGATGAACGCAACGCTGTGCTCAAGGTCAACACAGTGCTTACTGAAACCAAACATCTGCATCTGTGCCATCAGTGCATCGTGTAGTTTGTGAGTGACATCCACATCTCTCTTGCAGTACTCAACCATTTCTTCAGACAGTTCTTCCCAATCAGTGTGCTCTCCTTTAGGGAAGCCAAGCCTAGTTCCCCAAGCAGCGAGGCTGTGACCACCATCCAAGTCGGGATGAAAGAGGCGTGAAAGAACCAGTGTGTCCACAACTCTGTGTTGAGGTATGCGTATACCCCATAGCCTGTACAGCACAGGCAGATCGTAGCCAATAAGATTATGACCACACACCTGTCCACCTTTTGCCAGTTCATCCATCAAACTCCGTCTAGATAAGTGGGTCAAGTGAGCTTCGTTCGATCTCTTTGTAACCACGCAGTGTACTTTCGTAGGGTTCAGGCCGTCTGCCTCTATGTCTAAGAACACAGTATTCGTAGTAGGAGAGATCAAGTTGTTGTCTTTCTGAAAGTTCATAACCATTCGTCCTCATCTCCTTGTTCTGTTCCTGTGTCATAATCCAACGTCCCATGTTCGACATCTCGTATCTCCTCTAGATCGCTAAGGGTAGCATAGTCCATGTTACCTACTGTTATCAAGTCATCATCAGCAAGGTAACGACTACACTCATTACACATATCCACGAACTCACCACTACTACTAAACTTTTTGGTTAGTTCGTAGTCTGTCATTATCTTATCACAAGCAACGCATCTCATTCAAATACCTCAGTGAGCCTCCCCGTATCCTTGTTGTACATCAGCGCAGTGGCTGGCCCTGTCATACCGCTGAACCTGTTCTTCAATACACGCACGTTGGTGGTGTTACGTACCAAAGGGTCTTCTGCTTGTGCGTTACGTTCTAATCCTAACACGATGTCACTAAGTTGTGCAATGGCTGCTGACCCACGTAGCTGACCAAGGCTGGTGTATGCACCGTCTTCATGTCCCTTACCTTCAGGTCTACGCAGGTGTGACACGATGAACATACACACACGCATCTCCTGACAGAACATACGTAGCTTGGTCATGATCTCATCGATAGCTTTACGCTCATCACCATTCTCCTGATCTGATACCAAGATACTGATGTGATCCAGCACAATGTACTTCACACCCAGTACCTTGATCTGGTAACGGAACCTAGCCAACACGTTCTCTATCTTGTTGGAACCAAACGTATCCCACAACACAACACGATCATCAAGATCCATGCTGTCAAACACTTGGTCTACCTCAGAAGGTGAGTAGTCACACCCCGGTAAGTGTATAGGCTTGTTGATCTGTAACCCTACCAGACCACGGGCAGTACGATCAGGTGTCTCCTCAAGGAAGGCTAGTCCTACCCTGTCGTTGGTCTGTCCTAGTATGGAGAACACTAGCTCACGCATGAACGTAGACTTACCCAGACCAGAGCCAGCACAGATGGTGACTAGCTCAGTAGGACGCACACCAAACGTCATGTCATCTAATCCCTTGTATGGGTAGCGTACCTCTGCCTCCTCCAATGGCTTCTTCAACGCCTCGCGCAGAGAACCCAGCATCACCATACCATCAGGTGTGTATGTCTTAGCAGCCCACCACCTCTTAATGAACTCATCCTTGTCACCGTTCAACAGGTAGTCACACGCATCCTTGTGCTCGCCATGATGATAGATCCTAGACTTACCACCAAAGATGTCAGCACATTCTAAAGCAGCAGAGCGCCCATGATCGTCGTTGTCAAAGCAAAAGATAATATGATCGTACTGGTCGAGAAAGTCATATGCCCTGCGACAATCAGCAGCAGCACCTTGGGCACCATTACGAATAGAAACAACAGGATACTTACCACCAAACATTTGATAGGATGCCAGTGCATCGAACTCTCCCTCCACTACGGTTATGTATTGACCACCACTGGGGAATAGATGCTGACCGTACAACCCAGCCTTCTTCCAATCCCCACTGATCTTGAACTGCTTGTCTGGATACCTAGTCTTCACCGCCACTAGCTCACCAACAGGATCATGATAACCAAACAGAATGTTACCTGCTTTCTGCTGTGCTGAGTATGCAGACATGGTGGTAGCAGTTAGACCCCTATCCTGATAGCCTCTGTATGGCTCTGTAAAGGACGATCTATCGAACCCTGCCGCTGGTACTACTCGTTCCTTAATGTTGCTCACAGAGCCTCCTGTAGCTTCTGGTGAGGGGGTAAACTTAGCACATGCAAAACAGTAGCTAGACCCATCCTCATTGTAAGACAGTGCATCACTAGAACCACAGTCATCACACTGCTGGTGCAGTTTAACAAACGACATCAGTGTACTACCTCCTCATCGCCAAACAGTTCATGGTATTTAGCCTTGACTTCTTCCTCGGTAAGTTGACTCTTCAGAAACTCACGCTGTAACTTGATGTATATCTGTACCACCTCAACCAGCGTGATGTTCTGAAACTCAAACTCGACTAGCTCTTCAATCATCTGATCGTTAGTTATACTATATAGTT